TCTGTCAGAAGCTGAATTATCTGATATTCCTAAAACTCGATTTGTTCCATCATTTGCCAAAGCACTAATCTCTGCCATCAAAACACCTTCTGAATCATTAAACGTAGCTGCATCTCCAGAGCCATTGCAAGTTTCTGCTGCACGAGTAACTGCTGCCGATGTGGTTTTGATATAGCTTGTCGAATATGAGCCTTCTTCGAGCATTGCTCCGTAGATGTAAATACCACTTGTTCCATCTCCAGTTGTAACTACGCTATCAAAAGAATAAATTCTTGCAGTTATAGAAGTTTCTGTGCTTGTTGTAAATGTTATAGAAAAACGAAACCAACCATTGCCATAATTTTCAGAAAAACCACTTGCAGAACTAAAAGTACCAATAGTTGCTGCTTGAATTACTTCGCCAGTTTCTAAATCTACAAAAAATTGAGCACGATTATTAAACGTTGCTGTATCACTTACATATAAATTACACCTATTCCATTCGCCTTTTTTTGCAAAAACAGAATAAGTATAAGTTATCGCGCTTGCACTTTTAGATATGCTTTTAGTTACTTGACCATTTATTGAACCATTATTTGTTATTAACTTATCAGCATTTAATGTTCCATCTGGCGAAATTAATTGATTACTTAAATCAGAACTATTTGAATTTACCCATTGACTAAAATCCTCTGAATACTGTAGTAAATTAGTCCTCTGCGGTTCAAGTAAAAGATGCGGACACCCTACAACCTCTCCATCTAACAATGAATAGTTAAGTCTGTTCTCTCCACTTGCTACTTCTTCTATAAGTCCTTGTGCGTTTATTCTTGTTACACCAGTTGGGCTTGAGCCATCTGCTCTTGTAAAGTCAAAATCCCCTACACCATCGCTTGGAAGTATAGAGTAAACCTTATCGCCAATAGTGGCTGGTATGTATGCTAAATTTGGTTTTGCCATTTTATTAATTGTTTAAGTCTTTTAATGCAGTTGTATGTATCCAATCTGCTAAACATTTCTTTGCTTCTATTTGGTCTAATTCTGCTCTTGCTACTTGTACTGATACGTTGTCTATTTCAAAAACTTCTCCACTTCTTCCATAGATGTAAAAATTTCTGTTGCTTGTGAAAGCACCAAAAAAAGTGTAAGAACCAATCGGTAAATTAATTGCACTTAAAACAGTTGCACCTAAAAAAATAGTGTTAGCACCATTACCTGTATTGGTTATGACGTCTAAAGTTATTTTACAAGTTTTTCCTAATTGTATATTTTGTATGTTACCTTGAACTAATGATGACGTTCCCCCAGTACCATCATAAGTGGCTGTTCCACCACTAATACTCCAACCAGTTCCCTTTTCCCAATCACTATCTGTATCAAACGTACCATTTGTAACCAAATTAGGCTGCTCACTTGTAAGTAAATTTAACTGACTACCAAAAAAGTCTGGTCTTGCTTTTACTGTCCTTGCAGTATCTAAAGCTACTCCCCACCAACTTGTGTTATATATTTCTCCCCAACTCATTTATTTGTTTGTTTAAATTCTTTATAAAACCTTTTTGCCTCTTTTTCGCTTTTGCTCTCTATGTACTGCTTTAGCTTGTTAAGGTTTATTTCTTTTACTTTATACTTCATAAAACCCATCCGTTAAAGGTTGTGTCTGTATCTGGGCTGATATCCTCGTTAGTGTTGCTTAAATACTCTGGGAATAAGTTATTGTTAAAACATAAATAGTCTACTAATCGTGTTGAGTAGTAGTTTGCGTATTCCCTTGCTTTTCCAACTAAATAATCTACCTCGTTTTTGTCTACGTTTTGTGCTGTTTCGCTACTGTGTTTAAGTACAGATTTGTTTGTAATTGTATACGCTGCAAATGGTATGTAATTCATCTGCGCAAACCAAATCAATGTTGGCTGAACGTATGTGTTTACCAATGTCAAATAATCGCCACTTAATGTACCAGCTATAATGTCAGCACTAATCTTGTTGTATAAGTCTGTACCTAATAAGTTCTGTATGTCTATTTGCTGTGCAACCTTAACAAACTGTAGCATCTTGTCAATGTCTACATTACCATCAATGATGGAGTTTTTCTTAAGGTCTGTTGTGCTTATAAATAATGCTGTTGCCATTTGTTATTTGTTATAATTTGGATGATGTCCGTTATTAGGCATATCTTTAGGTGCTTTCTTTGCATCTTTCCATCCTCTTGGTTTGCCTTTATAAGATTTTGGTATATCATCAACCTCAACATAATCTTTAATCTTGTCAGATTTTTCAATATACTTTCCGTTTGTTTTTTTCTTTAGCCTATATAATTGTTCAGCCCAATAATGCCCACAGTTCACACCGCCTTTCCAACGGAACAAATCGTACTTTTTACCCTTATGACCAAAACTCTCATTTACACCCTTATCAGAAGCTGCATCTATATCCTCAATTCTATAAACCATATTACGAGCCATAAGTGCTTTACAAAAAGTTCTTGTATTAGTGCTGCTGTATTTTTCCGCATATCTATAGCGTACTTTATAATAGCTTTTATCTAATACTGAAAAATCGCCTTTGCCTTTTTTAAGGTTTGGTATACTTTCAGCAAACTTTTGTAACAAACTTTTCTTTGGCTCTATTAATTCATTTGCCCAAACATCAATGTCTGTATTATCTCCTGAATATTCTCTTTCTTCAACTAACTCCCATTCTTCGTCTACTTCTTCGCCTTGTAAGTTTTCTAAAATATGGTCAGCTTCGTTGTCTGCTAATTCTCTACTTAATTTAACCCCAGTTTCTTCTTCTTTAGTTTCTTCATCCTCTACGTTTTCAAGGTCTGTAAATTCTAAAGGCTGTAAGGTCTTAAAGTATAGTTTTAAGCTAATATTATTGTAAGCTAATATACTATCAAAGGCATCTATTAAAAGTGTCTGAAATGGTCTAATAACTGTGTTATCCATTAGGATACTTGCAGTCTTTAACTCTTCTGCGTTGTTACCAAGTCCGCTGCTGTCTTTAATACCTAAAAGCATAGGGCTTACAATTCTGTGTGCTACCATAATCTTTTTACCACTCTCATCACTTAAGAATTGGTATTGGTTATGCGCATCGCTTAATTGTATAGGCTCTATTGTAGCTGCACTCTCTGGGTTGTCGTTAAACGCTAATATAAATTTACCAGCATTACTACTACCGCTAAACTTTTGGTATATTCTATTCTCTAACATTTGACGTTCCTCTGCATTTGGAGTTCCGTTGTTAAAATTGATGAGCATTGATGGTGCAAGTCCATTAAGGATATTGTTTAAGTGATAGTTACTTATTTCTTCCTCTAACTCTGCATACTGTAAACCACCTTGATAGTCTGGGCTTGAATAATACTTATATCCAGCTCTGTAAGGCTTAACATATACTATCTCTATGTTTTCTTTTGAATAACCAAAAGCTGGTATGCGTGTGCAATCGTCTGCTTTTTTTACTTTACTCCAATCATCAGAATAGTAGTAAGCCTCTATCTCGCCTTTGTCGTTACATTTTTCTGCTCTTAAGTTCTCAACTGGAATATGCTCTACTTGTGCCACAGTCTTGCGGTCTTTTGAGTATATAACTTGCATAGAACATTGACCCATTAATTTAAGGTCATAGCATAACTTACGCACACAATCCTTGTGGAATAATGTTTTCATCTTTGCGTATGCTTCTGGTTTCTTACTGCTGTTTAAAGCATCTAAACCTTTGCCATATATCATTTCGCTAACTCCGTTAATAATAGCGTTGTTTGTTGGGCTACCATTGTATCGGTCTATTAGGTATGCGAAGTAATTGTTGTCTGCGCCATAGCTAACCCATTCCTTGTTGCTTTTCTCTACAATTTGTGGGCTTGTATAGGTGCTTAAATTTACTACTCTTAAATCGTTCATAATATAATGTAATCGTTATCAAAACTATCTTCTTGTACATACTCATCTTTATTGATAGAGTAGTAATCGTTAGTAGTTTGGTTTATTGTTTGGTCTGTGCAAAATACTTTGTCTTTGTATATTACAGCAGTTCCGTTTTTAACTTCTAATATATAAAAATCGCCTTCTGTTAGCGTTCCAAAAACCGCATCAAAACTCATATAGTTACCATCAGTTGATGCAGTAGGGGTTAAGTTTACGTTTGTACCAGTACTTTCGCTTGTAAGATTTACTGTTATACCACCATTAATATATTGTCTTGGTATTATCTTAAAGGTCTTATTTCCGTTTGTGCCTATTAGCTTCATATTAATATATAAACAAAACTAATTTATTTTGTATTGTAAGGCATAAAAAAAGGGCTATCCGTTAAGATAACCCTAAATTTAAAACCCTAATTGTGATTATGCAGTTGGGTCGATTTGTGTTGCAGAAGCATCAGCAGTAATTACTGACCCAGTCACAAAGTAAGGCGGTGCAGTTTCTTGCGCTACCGCTGTGATTGTGTACCCAGTTAAATCTCCCATTGCAGCACCAGTTACAATAGTACCACCATTTACATCAGCTCCGTGTTCTAATCCCATAACGAAATAGTTTCCGTTGTAGTCCTCTATTGCGATGTGTGGTCTTGCGTGTGCAATTAGTTTAAGTTCCTCTTGTGTCGCTTTGTCTTGGAATGTAAGTGTAAGGTTAAGTGTACTCTCATAGAAAGTTGTACCATTCTCACGAGAAGAATTGATACTTGTTTCTAAAGAAGAATTACCCTTAACATCAAACTGAAACCAAGTAGGCGTTCCTGCTAATGCAGTAATTTCCCCTGCAGCGATAGTTGCTTCGCCAAGCGTACCAAAGTCAGCAAAGTAAATAGTTTTTATACCACCTACTGCACTTTTGCAAGGTACTTTTCTACCAGTTGTTAATGAACAAGCCATATTTTTATAGTTTTTTTAAATAAAAAAGGGTAGGGTAAATTGCCCCACCCCTTTCTACGTTGATTAATTAATTATTATACAGTTCTGTAAACGATGTCAGATACTTGTGCGTATTGTACGCCAGCAGTAAATCTCATCACTACACGAACATTTTGGCTTCCATCAGTTTCAGCCATATCAATAACTCTTACTTCGTTCATATCATTTAAGATACCAGTACCGAAGAAAAGGTTAGACTTTTCAGCAGCGATAATCATATCGTCAGCAGCACCTCTACAAGGAATTACTGGGATACCATCAAAGAATAAAGAACCTAAAGATTGGTTGTTTCCTTTGTTCTCATAACCAGCAGCACCTTGTCCACCAGATTGGAAACCACCTAATGCACGAGTGTAAGCACGAACTACGTTAGAAGCAGCATAAATAGCTAAATCTTCACTTCCGTAAACAGCAGTAGGGATAGCATCTACAACAGTACCTAATTCAGCAACTACGTTTGCAGCAGTTACAGCAGTACCTACGATGTCTTGTCCAGCTGGTAAATCAGTATCAGCAGCTAACAATGTAGCAAATCCGTCGAATTGTCCAGAAGTTGCAGTTGAACCACTCCAAATGTTTTTCTCTGTGCGGTCAGCTACTTTAGCAGCAACGTGAGCCAATACAAAATCAGAAAAGTCTTTTGGTAGTTCATCGTTAAGACCAAAGCCCATTTCAGCAGCCTGCCAAGAACTGTGCAAGTCTTTTTTACAAATATCAAGGTTTACTTGAAATTCTTCGGGTTGTAGTACTTTTTCAGTAAGAGTTAAAGTACCTTGTCCTGTTTGAAAATCACAAGAAGCGTCTTTTACAATAGCATCAGTAGAAGCCTTTTGGATTACAGACTTAAACTTAACATTAGGCATAATTGTTACATTGCCTTTGTCTAATGTGTCAGCAGATAATAAAGCAGCAGCGATATACTTGCCACTAAATTCGCCTGCGTAAGTTGATGTGATAGATACACTCATTTTATTTAGTTTTTAGTTGTTTGTTTATTAATTAAATTTTGCCATTACTCTATCCAATGTACTCATTCTTCTGTTTTGTGAGATACTGAATTTAGATAGGTTTTCTTTTACCTCTGGGTTAGCTTTGATTGGCTCGGCTGCTGGCTCGTTAAGTTCAGCTTGTACTTCTTCTGGTACTTCGTTTAGCTCTACTTTTTCGTGCTTACATAATTCCTCTGTTACAAGGTTACCTAACTCATCTGCGCTTAAGTCCTCTTTAGGCTCTAACATTGCTTTAATTTCCTCAATCATTGATTTAACCTCTGCAAGTTCTTCTTTAGTAGCATAGCCCATTTCTTCTTTTTCTTCTTCTTCAAGGACTACATCTTCTGTTGCTTCTACTTCTTCTTCAGCAGGTGCTTCTTCTGCGCCAGCTTCTTTAATTTCAGCAATAAGACCTTCTTCTGCTACTACAAGTATTTTACCATCTTCAAGTTCATACTCTCCAACTGGTACAGCTACTTTCTCATCTTCGGTAACAATAAATACTTCGTTACCAGCTTCAAACGCTTCTGCTTCTAAAACAGTTCCGTTCTCTAACGCTTGTTGTTCCAACTTAACTTCTTCGGATAAGTTTAAAACATCTTTGATTTTACTAATCATATCGTTCGTGTTCATATTAATATATAAGGGTTAAAAATTAATTTTGCATTTTTACGCTTTCTTTTGAATAATAAACCACTCGCTTCCATCACTCCAAATCTTTATACCCTCATAGGTTTTATTTATTTGATAATAGTTAGTCGTGCCATCTAAAGTATCCCCACCGATTGGTGTTAAGTAAACTCTTGTATTTGTATTAAAGCCACCATTAGAAATAAATCTAATTGCTCTATTTATATTGTCAGATGCGCTTGGTAAATTTAAAGTCATATTACCACCTGCACCACTCCAAGTTAATTTAATTAACATAGCTTGTTCAAATATTGAAGAACTTAAATTTACAGTTTGTCCTGCTTGAACAGTTAAATTATAAGGTACTAAAGTGTTTTTTATTTTATTTACTGTTGTTTGTTTTGTTTCTCCATTTTGAACTGCTACTAAAATTTCAGTACCAACTAAAGCGGTTGCATTGCTTAATTGAGTTATTTTTTTATCTGCCATTACAATATTATTTTACTGTTATTTTCTTGTAGTATATAGTCGGTGTTTTCCTGTAATAGATAATCAAATTGTTTTGTTGTACTACCTATCCCCTGCGCCCTTAAACTACCATCACAACACTTTATAGAATAGGTATTATCCTCGCATAAACACGCTCTACGCCCACCTTTTGGACTTGTTCTACTTGGTGTAAAGAATTTTTTAAATCTACGCATCTAATTCTTTTAATTTACTGTTAGCCCAACGCAGACCAGCCTTACCACCCCATAATAAATATGAAATCGTACCACAAGCCTTTGTATCGCTTTCATCGTAGTATTCCTCTGCTCTTGACAAATAAGAATACATCCGTTTAATTGTTTCTTTAGATATTGGTTTACCTTGCGCTAATTGTTGCGCTCTAACTTTTCCTACTTGGGTTGCACATTTGTTGTTTACCTTTTCGTTAAGTTCTAAACCTCGCTTTGCGTTGTTCTTTACACCACTTGGATAATCCGAGTAGCTTTCAAGTATCATCTTCTTACCGCCCTTTACACGCTTGTCGCTTTTTATAATGGCTCGTATCTCACTTAATAAATACTCTGCTTCAGCTTCTTCAATAGCTGCTAATTCGTCTTTTATAGTTTGGTCTTTAGGTCTTTCCATCTTATCAGCAAAATACCCCTCAATGCTAAACCCTTTTACCCTACCAGTTTTTACAAACTCGTTCCAAATCTCATCGTTGTTTACTTTAACCGCACCAACCCAAGTTCCTAATGGTAAATCCATACCATACTTTACACTCTTGTCGTGTACTTTGTCCTCTACTATCCAGCTCTCAACTAATGATAGTCCGTTTATTTGGTATTGGTGTTCTAATGTACTGTTGTTTTGTTTGCCTTGCATTAAATACATTTGCGAGGCTTTTAAGACAGTATCTTTTGAGAAATATATATAATACTCATCTTCGCCGTTTCGTCTGTATATAGGCTTATTTGGAATAAGTAACGCACCCATTAAAATACGCTTTTCCTTGTCTACCTCTGCAAGTT